GATCGACTACCGGTAGATCTTCAAGCTCGTCTTCTTAACTTCCTTTTTGGAGGTTGTTTTGGAGATGAGTGGAAGAGACTATTGGTAGCTCGGAATTACGAACTTCCTTCTCAGCTACCAAAAGGGGTAGCTGTTCCGAAGGGGTTCGTGGTTCGTGCTCTCCGTTATGCGGTAGGTCAACCTATGGGGGCATTGTCTTCTTGGGCAATGCTCGCTCTAACTCACCACTTTATAGTGCAATGAGCAGCTTTCCGTAAGGGATTCGCTTGAGGATCTTTCCAAGATTACGCGGTTCTTGGGGATGACGTTGTCATCGCTAATGGACAGGTCGCCGGATCTTACCTTCAACTGATGGAAGCCCTTGGAGTAGGTATCGGACTTCACAAGTCCCTATGTTCCCGCAAGGGAGTGTTGGAATTTGCGAAGAGGTACTATGTCCAAGGGGAGGACTGTTCACCAGTTCCTATTAAGGAAATGGTTGCAGCCCTTCACGATTTTGAATCTAGCACGGAGTTTATACGGAAGTATGAGCTCGGGGCGAAATCAATCTCGTCGTTCCTCGGTTTTGGGTATAAGGTCAAAGGAAACCTTTCCGCTAGCTTTGATAAGCTCCCTAAGAAACTGCAGACTGTTGGGATATGACGGGCTTCTCCATGAGGTCCTCTTGGGTATAACCTGCCGACGTGACTAAATGTGACGTCGTTCGTTATTGATCCAAGATGGAAAGTTCAGGCCACTGAAATGTGACCCGAACTTGAAGCTCCTTATGATGCACCAGCTCTAGAGCTCGTTCGAAAGAGCGAGACTAGGCTAGATGGAATCATGTCGGAGTTACCGGATGAGCCACAGTATCCTACTTCAGTTGCAAGACTGCGTGTCTGAATTGCCAAGGGCCTTCCTAAGGAATCAGAGAAATTTAAAGACCTTTGTGTCTTTCCTCCGAAACTATGGAATGCCTTTTCAGCAATTCAGAGGCGCCAGTGATCTGATTCTATCCCTCCTTCACGAGCCGATGCCATGAAGTTCAAAGAGGTTCTCATGAATATGAGGTATCCTCCTGTGACTCAGGATCTGTTCTTGAAGTGAGTAGATCAGATGATGATCTCGAGCGCCTTACGCCGTCCACGTTTTCTTGGTGAGAAGACACGATTGAAAGATAAACCTTCAATCTTGTTCCCAACTAGACTTTACAGGACTTTGAAACAGAAGGTAAAAACGGATTCTTCTAAGAGTAAAAGCACGGGTTTTAAACCCTAAACCAGAAGTGTAGAAGCTTCAGGTCACTGCTGTGATACTTACTAGATTTCGCTTTTCGTCGCTTATTACTTAACTTCTTTAGTACCTCGGAAGAGGTGGTAAAGAGAAAATATTTAAACGCATCTGAGCGTCACCTAGG